GTTGCTCATACGTCCTCCTCTGGCGTTTTCTTTGCTAGGTCAGCTTTGATATGGATTGTTACAGCAAACACTCTAAGCCCTTTTGTGCGCTCTTTAATGATGCCCAGAAGACTTGCGTACTCTGGCTCTTGGCATAAGTGTGGCTGTAGTAAAAGGTCAACAATCATCTGACTCTCGTTCGCGTCAGTGCTGTAGTCGTTGAAGTTTAAAGTTCCGTCTATTGAAGCCATGTTATTTCCTCCTCTTTGGTGTCAACTTTTTGCCAGTTGTCAATTTTTTGGCGTCAGGATGGTCGGGATGGGTGTGCATTACATAATCAGCGTAGTAATTACCGCCTTTTGGTTTACTAAAACCCATGAGTAAAACCATGTTTTGAGTTAAGTCTTGCAGCATATCTAGCTGGTCAGTCCTTAGACCCCTAAAACAACCATCGCCAATGTCCCGTAGATAGTCATGTATTTCATTAACCTGAGCTAACACCTGCTCTGGGTTGCTTCTTCCAAGACCATTTTCTCTTAGCTTTTTGTGAATTTCCTCAATCATTTTATTCTCCTTTCATCTTCTTCGTGATAAAAAATCCGTCATACTTTGGGTTAAGTGCATGAAAAAGACGAGCGTAATAGGCGATATAATCGTTGCTGATTTTAAAATCGCTGCCGCTTGTTTCAATAGTAGTCTCCCACCGGATTCGATTAACAACGAGCCACGCACTTAGGCGTTTGTGACCCTTGCTGATTGCTTCTAATGTGAATCTCTCAAACAACTTGTAGACGTGCGGGTTTTGCTTGTGCCATGCCCACCATTTTTTCTTGAGTGAGTCAGTCATAACCACCTCACTTCTGCTTAACGATTAGAATAAGCTCCCCTGCCTCAGACTTACCCCAAGTCAAATCCAACGTATCTCCAGCTCCAGCTATCTCCTTAATGTTCTGGATGCTGATTCGCCTATCACCCCTAGCAGTCTTGTAAAATGTCACTGTTGCTTCAGTACCATTACAAAGCAGGGATGGGACTTTGACTTTCTCGGAAGGTATAAGCTCGTCATAATCAACGTCAAACAGCCTAGCCAGTTGTCGGATAGATGCGTTGGCATCAATGATGCACTTATCCAGCATGGTCTTGGTGACGTTTAGTTTGGCGGTAGATGCGGGGCTAAAATCAATTAGCTCAAATGTGTCCACAAGGTCGAACATACTAAGTATCTTATCGGTATTCATTACAAGCCTCCTCCCAGTCTTTGTCATGGTTGCAGACTGTCGCGTAACCTATCGCTTGCTCAGATAAAATCCTACCAATGGCGGCATAGACCAACTGCTTATCCCATCCGCCACTGTCTTCGGCTTTCTGAATTAGCTTAGTCAGGCTCTCCGCAATATCGTTGTCGTTTTTTGTCCCGTCAGGGCCAAGACCCTCCCAGAACAAATCAAAATTTGACGCTAGGGTTTTGATAGCGTTCTCCCTAGAGATTACGTTGTACCTATCTTCTGCCCTATCTCTCTCTGAATCGTCTTGAAAATCCAATGACTGATAGTATTCAGCCTCCAGACTCTTGACGCATGGCATTTCGCCATCTGCTTTACCTACAAACATATCTATTCTCCTATGATTGATTGTTAGATCATACCATCATGGTATAAGATTGCAACTATTGTGAAGCCCGTAACGTGGGCAATCCGGTCATTTCCCTGCCGAGATAAATACCAAAAGGAGTTACAGTAAATGACTGCGGGGGTTATTTAGGGAAACCCTGCTTTGCAGGTAAAACCTTGGACACTCGCCGCTTGTCCACCAACAAAACTACAAATTTAATTCTTCTCTCAACTGCTTTATTTTTTCTTTAGCCACTTCTTTTGATACTGGTTTGCAGGGCAGGGCTTCAAACTCCCTGTATGCTGCTCCCTGTACCTCCTGTAAGGCCGCACAAGCCTCTCTAAGATGAGCTAGTGTCAGATAGCTAGCGTGTGTCTTAGAAAGCTCTACAGCGGCTCTGAGGGCTATGTTTGGTTTAATGTCCGTCATCTGCGACATCCAATATCGGGAAGTTGAGGACGTTATCGGTTCTGTCACCAGTCTCGCCGCCTCCAGTGCCGCCCATATCTTCGCCCACGTTGTCTTGCAGAAACTTTTGGTATTCTGCGGCTCGTTTATCGTCCTTGGATATTGCGGTATCAAATCGTTCACAGATTTCATTGTCGAACTCCTCCAGTTTGAGCCACCGATTGATATGTTTGGGGTTAGCCTCCCATATCCCTTGCTTCATTGTGCGGTTCTTGGCGGCTACTTGAGCGTTATAGGAATTGATTAAAAAGTTTACATCCTCTTGATTACATTCAAGTTTTATAAATTCATCATAGGCTTGCACCTTATTCCCTAGCGGGAAACTGCGGTCTAGCCCTTTCCAGAACTGTTCAAAATGTTCAGTGTATTTTTTTCGTTTCATTTATTCTCCCACGATTATCTAAGTTAAAGTTTCCCCCTTTTCTCCCATGAGCATATCCTTAGACTCATGTCTGCATTTAGCAGCGATAAACACCAAATTGGTTTATCGGATACTCAGTTGTCTCCCGCCTTACGGCCACCCTCCAAGGGTGAATCACATCCAGATACACTGGCTTCATGGGCCTAGTTGTCAGGGGTCGGACAGAGCTAGGATTTTTTTAATTTAACGTCCTAAGACTGGGCTTTGAGTTGAGGTCAAGCGCAATTAACACCTATCGGTGTTGAAACGGCCTAAGAGAGAGTGGTAAAATCTGAGCCAGAATCGGCTGTGGTTGGACTTCATACTCTTCTTCGGCTGCTTCAGGGTGTTGCTTCACCCACCGATTCGTCAACTATACCTCCTATGGTTGTCTGCGGCAAGCCCCCCTAGTTTGGGGGGTTTTCCCAATTATCTTTTTCGTGTTCATCTACATATTTGTCAGCCAGTTTAGCCATGCGCCTGAACTCCTCCATAACTGCTTGATTTGAAGGATTATTCGCTGCGACTGCCAACATAGCTGGCAAGATACTTGACCACGTTATTTTGATATTCATTTTTTCCTCCTATTTACAATTCATTTTCAAAAAAATGATTAGCATCTAAGTTATCAAAGCGTTTCTCTGTCATGTAAAAACGACAATCTGGCTCAATTTTCCCATCCATTGAGTGTAATATCTGCTGGATACGCCACTTGTGTACTTGTCTGGACCATCCATCAGCCTCTAAGTGTTCTTCAATGGTGTTATACTCATCTGTATTCACTATCTTTTTCTGATCGAGTTCCCAAAGATAGCAAATAGCATCTTCACCAGTGATTGCCTCATGCTCAATAGCTCTCAGTGATAATAATTTACATTTATTCATTTAAAACCTCCCATAATTGTTGTAGACGCCCATGAATAGGGCGTTTCGGCTATCAAAGCCTCATCAGTACAACTGCTTAATCTTTTTCAGTTAATTTCTTGCCGCATTTGTCGCACTCGTATCCTGCCTCCTCATAGTCAACGTGTTGGCAATCTACGTCATAAAGGTCTTCGTCTTCGACTTCCAGAATCGTGGCCCAATCTGGCGAACACTTACGACAGAAGTCGAACGGCTCGTTATCGTAGTTATAAACTCTCATTTATTTCTCCTTTTAAATTTATCTACTGGTTTTGATTAGATGGTTAGCTCATTTGGATCAAGGGTAAAATCAATATTCAAACCCCTAATCTGTTGTATTTGCTCCTTCGTGAATGTTTTGGTTCCGAGTAACTCGCAGAATTTCTTGGCGTGTTCGCAAACTGGATAAACTAGCTCGCGACCATAAGAGTTACGCTTCTTCACTACCAAAGTCAGTTGATTGCTCATACTCTAGCCCTCCCTCTCTGATGCACCTGTAGATAGCAGTTGTAGCTGCCAGTGTTTCGACCAGTTTCTCTGTCTTTTGACTCCTGAAAGGCTACTGAAAGCCTTGTACTGCCATTCTCGTAGTTCCTGAAGTCATGCAAGTGCGAGAGAACCTCCTCTATAAAATCCTTACTACCAGTAATTCGTATGCCATCTTCAGCAAAAGTGCTGCCCTGATGCTTGTACGGTACTGGTCGCGGATTTAAAGGCAAGTTGGTTGGGAGCTTGCGAAAATACTCCATAAATTCATCTTTTTTCATTGTTTACCCTCCATTTGGTTTCTGTAGACGCCCTTATGGGCGTTTCGGCTGGTTACCAACCAGCACTCATCAGTACAGTGAATTTGACATGCTCTCTATTACGGACACGCAGAAAGCCGTCCATAAAATCATGCCTCCAACGGCCCATAATGTTTCGATAAATCTTTGTTTTGCAACGTATTTCATGGTATATTGACCCTCATTAAACGGGACTTTTTCCCCGTTGTTCTTTAACAAATTGGTTACCATTTCCCAGTCATGGATTTGAGTAGTGCTTTATTCAGGTCATTCTCGGAATGGCCCTGAGAAGCATTAAAGTTATCAGCCCATTCGGTGTTGTGCTTAACAACATCAGAAAGGCTATAAAAGCCCTGCTCACCTTCTCTGACTAGGACATACTCAATAAGATTTGTATGTGCTGGTCTAGCGATTATGTACTCTTTCATTGGTTACCCCTTTTGGTTTGTCTGCCATCATCAGATTGCAGGAAACACCCTGCAATGACGCCCTAACGGGCGTTTCGGCTATGAGAGAAAGGAATCCGACTCGTGGTACACAATCTGCTCGCCTATGATGTAGGTGAACATATTAACTACCCTTTCAGGGTCGCTTAGGTCGGTGTAGACTTCCCCAAAGTTATCCTGCTCGTAGTCTTTGATATAGTCGGCTATTTGCAAAGCTCTATCACCGAGCCATTCGTTAGCTTGCCAAGTTCCGATTATGTAATAGTCCATGTTAAAAGCGTCATTATGTAACTCGGATAAATCGTCTTTGTATTCGGCGATTTTGTCGGAGTCACACTCGGCCAAGTAGTCTTCCAAGTGTGAACGGATTTCATCTCTTTTGAATTGCTCAATCATTTTTTAACCCCTTTTTGTAGTCTGTCATCATCAGATGCGGGTGACTAATCCCAGCATGACGCCCTAAGGCGTTTCGACTAAATTTGTTTTTTGTTGATTGAAACAACAGCGCGGACGTGCTTTTTAGATTTTGGATTCTCATCAATTACCTTACCGTTGATTACCGCTACAACATGGTCTTTCTGATAGATCAAAAAACGGCCATGCTTAGGTAAGTCTCTCAATACTTGGGTTTGGCATTTGTGCCTAAATGCTACGGGCCGACATATCAAACCGAGAGAATTTAAAGCATTGGTAATTTTTGGAATCGTTGCCCCTTTCCTATGCTTGCGTCCATGTTTCTTTAGTGCTTGGTAAGCCTTAGTAAACTTGACACTAGCAATGGCAGCAACGGCAACAACAGAGCAAAAGCCCTTATCGTTGTAGTGAGTCATTCCAATATGTTTCATCTCTGAAAAATTGGCGTAAATCATATCAAACCCCCATAACATCATTGATAGATGAGAGTGTGACAAAAGCTAAAGCCATTAATGCAAAAGGCGTCCAGACAAATCCAGACATTCCATAAAACAATGCAACAAAGCATAAGAAAAAACCGATTAACATTAAGACTAAAACGCAACATATACGCGCTATTTCTGTGATTATCTCTTTCATTTTTTTACCTCCTAAGTTGTATCAATCGAATAGACTCAACGTGATTACCTCCCTCCATCGAATCTACTCTGTTGATATAACTATGGGCTAAGTGACGTGATTACCTTCCTCCGCCACCTAACCCACAAGGGTATTAAATGAATTTGCGCTCATATCCAAAGCTACCAATTTTACAATTTCTCAACACTTACCCCCGTCCTATGGCCGTTCATAATGGGTAAGCGATAACTAAAACGTGTATGCACACAGTCAGTCTCTCGACAATCTCACTTCTTCACCCTCAGTGGCTTAGTACCCGTTACCAGCTAAACTACAAGTCCATAGGCCCTGCGCTGGTAATACTTGTTTCTCTTGGTATTTCAATTCCCCTGAGTTCGGAGTCGCTAGGCTCATATACTACGTAACACCCTTGTTACTTGAGGCGTCCTAGCTTGGTTAAGTGCGTTCAATCCGTATATGAACTAACCATATCCCCTAAGCTATCAAATAGAATTATTAGTTGTCAATACATACTATTAAATTAATTTATATTTATTTGGGTAGCTTGATTGATAGGTTTCATTAGTGGGGTCTATTGGGTGCTTTCTTGACATATACACTTAGGTTATCCATTGCGCTCAGATAGATTGAATAGAGCGAGCGTTCGTTCGATTGAAAGGGGGTGCGACTTACAGGGGCGGGGGCGTGTGCGCGCGATGCATCTATGTATAGTTGCCCCCCAATCTTGCAAAAGTAGATTTAGGAAAGTGTTTGTGCGCCTTGACTGGTGTATATTGTGGTTTAAGGTATTTTTTGTAAGAATATATTTTATGGAACAAATTAAAGAGGTTGTAGAAGCTCCTAAGAGGCCACGTGGGCGTCCAAAGAAACCTAATAGGCTAATGACTAGGGAACAGTGGCAAGAAGAGTCTAAGAAGGTCTCAGGGCGTCCTAAAGGTATGCGTACTGCCATTGAGAAATTAGAAGAGCGTTTATTGGCTACTAATCGTATTGAAGGGGTGATAGATTCGATTGTAAATGCTGCCTCTGACCCTGAAAACAAGAATCAAGCTGCCGCCTGGAAATTGATTATGGATAGGATGGCTCCGTTAAGTCATTATGATAAGAACAAGGGTGGTGAAAGGCCACAGATACAAATTAATGTTTCGGGTATTAACGATATTAAAACTGAAAAGGTGATTGAGGGTGAGGTATTAGATGAATGAGGAGCCAGAGTTTATTGATAGGATAAACAATCCTGAAAACTATCCGTTCATAAGAAATAAAGATGGTTCTGTTTCTACTCACTTGATGGCTAATTCTGGTGTAGAGATTAAAGGTAAAGAAACGCCTATTGCTTTTCCTATGATTCAAATGATGCCTAATGGAGAGCTTTATAAGTTTAAAAATGGTGATTCAGCGTTAAAGGCTGCATTACGTCTTGGTAATTACAAGTCTTTTAAAACTAACAAAGAAGCTGAAGACTATGCAAAAGGCGGGTATAAGACAAAAAAATTCAATGAATTTGGTGAAAAAATGAGTAGAAGACAATGAGTCAACGGCTATTAGACCTGCTGATTAAACACGAAGGTTTTAAATCCCATGCGTATAAAGATACTGGCGGTGTCCTGCATATTGGTATTGGCAGGAACATTGATGAAGGCGGTATGGGCATTTCCCAAGGGGAAGCCTATCATTTGTTGGGTAACGATGTAGCGCGGGTGCAAGTTGAACTATCCGATACCTTTGATTTCTATAGGAATTTAGACCCTGTACGCCAAGATGCCTTATGTAACCTGTGTTTTAATCTCGGTCTTCCCCGTCTGATGAAGTTTAAATTGGCCTTGGGTCACTTACAGAATGGGAACTTTGGTGAAAGTGCCGATGAGTTCTTGGACAGTCTATGGGCTACGCAGGTGGGTCAAAGGGCTGTTGAGGTGGCTGACATGATTAGAACGGGGGACTATC